GGCCGGCGCCGCCGCGGTCCCGCCGCCGAGCGCGCCGATCACCACGCCGACGGTGCCGATCGACCGGCGCCCGCCGCTCAACGCGGCAGCGCGCGGCACGCCCTTCCATGCGCCGACGGTGAGCTCGAACGTCACCATCAACGTCTACCCGACGCCGGGCATGGACGAGAGGGCCGTCGCCAACCTGATCAAGGCCGCCCTCGACAAGCAGGCGGCCCAGGATCGCCAGCGCGCCACCGCCGCACTGACCGACTAACCCGGAGCCCCCTCATGCTGATGTCCCTCGACCAGTTCGTGTTCAGCCTCACCTCGGCGCCGTTCCAGCAGCTCGGGCGCGCGCGCGGCTGGAAGCACGCCTCGAAAACGCGGGTCGGCCGGCGCGACGCGCGCCAGTACGTCGGCCCCGGCGACGACACCATCACGCTCGACGGCGTGGTCGCGCCCGAGACGATCGGCTCGATCGCCTCGATCGACGAACTCGCCGCGATGGCCGACCACGGCGACGCCTACGTGCTGGTGGACGGCAGCGGCAACGTCTATGGCGCCTACCTGATCACCGCGCTCAACGAGACGCAGACCTATCACACGCCCGAGGGCGTGGCGCGCCATATCGCCTTCACGCTGACGCTCACGCGCGTCGACGACGCGGAGCTGCGCATGACCGACGACAACGCCGATCCCGCCGGCGGCAACGGCGGCGCCAGCGCCGGCTCGACGACCGGCACCCCCACCTCGCAAACCGGGACCGCCTGATGCCGAGCAATTCGAACCAACGCACCCCGGCCGAGCGGCGCCGCATCGCGCGCGTCGAATCGCAGCCCGACTACCGGATCACGCTCGACGGCCGCGATATCTCGATGCTGTTCGCGCCGCGCCTGGAATCGCTGACGATCACCGAGAACCGCGCCGACCAGGCCGACACGGTGGACATCACGCTCGACGACACGCGCGGCGACCTGGCGCTGCCCACGCTCGGCGCCGAGCTGAAGGTGGCGATCGGCTGGAGCGGCGAGCCGCTGGTGGACAAGGGCACCTACATCGTCAACACGGTGAGCTGGTCGGGCACGCCTGACACGCTGTCGGTCAGCGCGCATTCGGCCGCGATGAGCGAGGGCATGCAGCAGCGCCGCGAGCGCAGCTGGCACCAGCAGACCATCGGCGCGATCGTGCAGACGATCGCCGCGCGCTACGCGCTGCAGCCGGTGGTGGGCGCGGCGCTGGCCGCCATCAGGATCGCCCATGTCGACCAGACCCACGAATCCGACATGTCCTTCCTGACGCGCCTGGCCAAGCGCTACGACGCGGTGATGAACGTCAAGGACAAGCGGCTGCTGTTCATGCCGATCGACACCGGCAAGAGCGCGAGCGGCAAGCCGCTGGCGGTGCTCGCGCTGACCCGCGCCGACGGCGACCATCACCAGTACCGCTCGGCCGATCGCGACAAGTACGACGCGGTGCGCGCCAACTACCACTCGAACGGCAAGGGGCGGCGCCTGTCGGTGACGGTGAAGGGCGAGACCAGCAAGAACGTCAAGGTGCTGACCGACGACTACGCCTCCCAGGAGGAGGCGATGGCCGCGGCCCAGGCCGAGTACAAGCGCATGCAGCGCGGCAGGCAGACACTGTCCTATTCGCTCGCGCGCGGCCGGCCCGAGGTGTTTCCGGAAACGCCGGTCAGCTTCAGCGGGCTCAAGCCCGAGATCGACGCGATCGAATGGCTGATCAAGAGCGCGCGGCACACGCTCGACAACAATGGCCTGCAGACCGAGCTCGAGCTGGAGACGCGCGAGGACGCCCAGGCGGACAGGAAGAACGCCGGCAAGACGGCGACGCCGGGCGCCGCGTCGTGAGCCCGCCGAGCGGCGACGGCGCGTGGTGACAGCGCGTGGCTCGAGCGCGGCGCGGGAAACCGGCTGCGAGCGGAGATCAGGTCATCAGGAGAAGTCGGGCCGAAGAACTCGACCCGGGCGGCGGAGGTGCCGATGAAGATGCCGGCGCTGGTGCGGATCCAGCTGCCGGCGACATGCCGGGAACGGCACGCGGCGCTAGCGCGGTGCCGCGGCCGCGCCGCCCTGCCCTTCGTCGCCGCGAACCAGCATGGCGCGCACCTGGCCGAGCGTCGTCATCGCGGCCAGCGCCGCCTCCAGCACCACGCCCACCGAATCGATCGCGGTATCGATCGCCGCGGCCGCCTCGGCCCGCTCGTCCGCGTCGAGATGCGCGGCGGTGTGCAGGCTCGGCGCGACGAGCAGATGCGCGGCCGGATTGACTGGCCGCTCGGCCAGCGGCGCGACACCGGTCATGCGTTCGAAGGGCTTCGTGTTGCTGTGCATTTGTTCTGGTCTCCCACGGACACGTTCGACAACAGCGCCGCGCGGCAGCGGATCGCCTCGGAATGGCAGCGCGTGTCAGCAAGATAATACTGTATATCCATACAGTATCAAGCTGTCGAATCTCTCAGCGGAGCCTGACGATTGCCTCGCGGAGGTCCGCAATGGCACGCCCGGCGCGCCATTCGGTACTCACTTCCGGGTCTTGCCGGCGCGTTCGGCCTTGAGCCGCTCGACCTCGGCCATGGCCCGCTCGACGTTCTCGGCCATGCGCTGGTCGAGTGCGGCGCGGCGGTTTTCGGCGAGCCGTTTGACGCGCGGCGCGCTCGCGCCCTCGCCGCCCGAGGTCATCGAGCCGGTGTTGATGCAGGTGGCGATGAAGCCCTGCACGGCGGCCTTGCCGGCCTCGTTGAGCTGGCGGTAGCCGTCGACCAGGTCACCCTCGTCGGCCGGCAGCACCGCCGGGCTGACCTCGCCGGTCAGCACGTACCAGATGTCGACGCCCACCTCGCGCAACGCCAGCAGATAACGCGCGTCGGGCGCGCTGACGTCGGCCTCGTAGTTGAGCTGCGTCTTGTGCTTGAGGCCTCCCAGCGCGGCAAATTCTGGCTGACTCAAGCCCAGGCGCATCCGCTCGCCGCGCAGCCGTTTCCCCACACTGTCCATTAAGTTTCCATCCAAGTTGTTGACGTCCATAAAAATGGATGACACACTGAGCTTACATTAACGCAAGACTAAGCGAGCCAGTATACCGACCGTGAAGACCGCCAAAGGACCCCGCCGCTCCCCGCGTTTCGCCCTGTCGAGCAAGCCGCTCTATGTGCATCTGTCCGAGCTCGAGCGCGGCGAACTCGAGCGCGCCGCGCAGGCGCAGAACCGCTCGCTGTCGAGCACCGCGCGCAGCCTGCTGATCGGCGCGATGCGCGCCGCGCGCCTGGCCGCGGGCAAGCCCGAGGGATGAGCGCGATGCCCGCCCGCGCCATGCAGCACCCCAACCCCATACCAAGTCGAACCCCGAGCGAACGGCCGGCCGCGGCCCCGCTCACCGCCTCGTCCGGAGGACCTCCATCATGCGCATCCTGAATCGCTGCCCGCATTGCCGGACGCGCGCCACCGCGCGCACCAGCCGCGAAATGTCGCCGACCTTTCGCGAAGTCACCTACCAGTGCAACAACGTCGAATGCGGGCACACCTACGTCGTGAACATGGAGTTCGCGCGCACCCTCTCGCCCTCGGCCATGCCCGATCCGACGCTGCAGCTGCCGGTCTCGCCGCACCTGCGTGAACGCGGCGAGCAGCAGCTCGACCTGCCCGTCTAAACCCGCCCTTCCGCGTTTCGTCGTCCCCTCGCATCGCGCCCGCGTGGCGTGAGGGGATCCGTTTGCCCGAAAAAAGAGAAAAGCATGACGCACCCTGTTCCAGGGTCGATCGCCCCGGCGCTCGACCCGGGCACCCTGCTGCCCGAAATCGGCGCGCGGCGCGGCCTGGTGGCCGCCTTTGGCGCCTGCTGTTCGCTGGTGGCGCCGCTGCCGGCCGACGTTTCGACCGGTGATTCGTCTTGTTGCTCGTCTTGCTGCTTGTCTTGCTGCTCGACCTGCCCATCGACCTGCTGCTCGACCTGCCCGTCGACCTGCTGCTCGTTCTGCCATTCGGCAAGCGCCTCGTCCTGCCACGCACCGCGCCAGGCCTCGCTGCGCGCGTGCTGGGAACACCTGCGCCTGATCGGCGACTTCGAGGCGGCGATGCGCCATCGCGCGTTGCGCCATGCCGTCGAGGCCGCGGCCCGCCTGATGCGCGAACGCGCCCTGCACCTGCCGCTGACCCTGCCGTGCCACCCGCCCCGCTCCTTGTCCTTGTCCCGCTCCATCCCGGAGGCCTGCCGATGAATTCCCACCCGATCGCACCGCATGACGCGGTGCTACATGCCGCGATCGCCGCCGCGGCCGCCGCCACCCCAGCCGGCACCTCCCGGCAGTTCCTCGCCGCGCTCGCGGCACGGCTCGCGCTCGGCTTCCCCGCCTCGGCCGAGGCGCTGCGCGCGCTCGACTGCGCGAGCGACCCGCAATCCACGGAGCCCCGCCCCTGACCATGGCCTCGATCGACGAACTGAAGCAGCGCATCGACCTGCACGAGCTGGCCGAGCGCCTGGGCCTGAAGCGCGGACGCGGCGGCGAACGCGCGCTCTATCACTCGCCGCATCACGAGGACCGCAGCCCCTCGCTGTCGATCTACGTGGACCACCCGAAACACGGCACCGGCTGGCGCGACCACAGCGCCGACGCCGGCGGCTCCTGCGTGGACCTGGTGATGCACGCGCGCGGCGGCAGCCTGGCCGACGCGCTGCGCTACCTGCACGACAGCTACGGGATCGCCGCCACGCGTCCCGCGACGGCCGAGCGTCGCCCCAAGTCGACCCTCGACTACATCGCCGAGCGCTGCCTGGCCGCGCGCGAAGGCGTGCGCGACTACCTGCTCGGCCGCGCCATCACGCCCGAGGCGATCGACGCCGCGTTCGCCGCGCGCACGCTCGGCTTCAACGACTGGAGCAGTGCCCGGCTCGCCGCCGGCGAAGTGGGCCACGGCGGGCCGGCGGCCGCCTTCATCGTGCGCGGGCCGCGTGACGGCCAACTGGTGGCGGTCGACATGCGCTATCTGGACCCCGCCCTGAACGGCGCGGTGAAGACCCAGACCCAGGGCGAGAAGGCCGGCCACGGATGGACCGCCGACGCGCGGCGCCTGGAGCGCGCGCGGCGCGTGGTCCTGGTCGAAAGCGCGATCAACGCGCTGTCGATCGACAGTTGCGCGCTGCCCGGCACGGCGGCCTTCGCGCTGCGCGGGCTGGGCAACGTCGGCCAGCTCGACTTCAGCTTCCTGCGCGGCAAGCAGGTGCTGATCTGCCTGGACAACGACGCGCCCTTCGCCGAGGGCCATCCGCGTGCCGGCCATCGTCCCGGCCCGGAAGCGGCCTGGGCGCTCTACGAGACGCTCACCGGCCTGAACATCGGCGCGATGCTGGTCGACCAGGCCGGCTGGTTGCGCGAGGCGGTCCAGGGCGGCGGCGCCGGCGAACCGATCAACGACGTCAACGACTACCTGCGCGAGCGCGGCGCGGCCGAGCTCGCGCGCGCGCTCGAGCAGACCGAGCCCTGGCTGATCGCGGGCCTGCCCGGCGACGCCACGCGGCGCGGCCGCCCGCGCATCTTCCTGCCCTCGCACGACTTCGCGCAGTACTGGCGCTTTCGCGTGCGTGCCGACTTCACCAGCCATATCAGCAAGATGGAGCGCAACGAGGAAAGCGGTGCCGAGACGCCGGTGCTGGCCGACCTCTGCGGCTTCCGGATCGCCGGCATCAGCCGCGTGTCGGTGGCCAGCGCCACCGCCACCATGACCGGCGACGAGGACCAGGCGCCCACCGTCTATTTCGCGGTCTCGGTGCAGGCGCCGCGCCACGGCGCGCAACTGATCCGCCGCGTGATGCTCGACGACCAGCTGCACAACGTCGACCAGTGGAACAAGTTCGGCCCGATCTGGGCGCCGGCGCCGTTCAAGCGCATGGTGAACATCCTCGAGCGCGGCGCCGACCTGGGCGCGCGCCAGGCCGCGAACTTCGTGGGCCTGGCCTGGCGCGACGGCCGGCTGATCGTCAACGAAGGCCCCGACTGCTATTTCACCGAGGCCGACAAGCAGTGCCCGTATCACAACCTCAGCTTCCCCAGCGGCCCGGTGGCCGACGCGCGGCGCGTGATCGCCGCCTACCAGCAGACCTTCCGCCAGAACGCCGCGACCGTGCCGCTGGTGTGGGCGCTCGGCGGCCACCTGAAGGCCCTGCTCGGCTTCTGGCCGCACCTGACGGTGCAGGCCAACAAGGGCGCCGGCAAGTCGACGCTGATCAAGCGGCTCGAGCGCACGCTGGCCTTCACGATGTTCTCGGGCCAGTCGCTGCAGACCGAATTCCGCCTGCTCACCAGCATCAGCCACACCAGCCACCCGATCGGCTGGGAGGAGCTGTCGGCGCGCCGCCAGGACGTGATCGACAAGGCCGTCGGCCTGCTGCAGGAGAACTACCAGTACACCGTCACGCGGCGCGGCAGCGACATGACCGAGTACCTGTTGTGCGCGCCGGTGATGCTGGCCGGCGAGGACGTGCCGGTGCGCAGCCTGCTCGGCAAGCTGGTGCGCACCACCCTGACCGGCAAGCGCGGCCCGCTGCTGCCCGACGAGCTGCCGCGCTTCCCGGTACGCCAGTGGCTCGAGTTCCTGGCCGGGCTGAACCGGCGCGCCGTGCTCGAGCATTACGCGACGCTGCGCGACAAGGCGCTGGCCAACTGCCGCGCCAGCGGCGAGGACGACGGCGCGCGGCGCATGGCCGGCAACTACGCGGCGCTCGCGCTGGCCTGGCGCTATCTGTGCGAGTTCGCCGGCATGGACCCGGCCGAAGGAGAGTTCGCACGCGACCTGCTCACCGAGATGAACGGCCACGTGGCCGAGACCAGCGCCGATCGCGAGCCCTGGGTCTGGATCATGGAGACGGTGCTCTCGGAGATCGACGGCGGCAACTACCAGCATCCCTTCACCTTCGACACCATCGACGGCGAGTTCTGCCTGCTGCTGCGCACCGGCCACGTGATGGACCACCTCGCCCACACCAGCGCGCTGCGCGAGAAGTGGAACGCGCTGCCGGTGAAGTCGGATCGCATCTTCAAGGCGCAGCTCAAGCAGGCGGGCGTGGTGGTGGGCGAGAAGGAGGTCGAGCGGCGCATCTACACGCGGCGCGTGCCCTACCTGACGCCGGTCTCGCTCGAGCGGCTGGCCGGCTTCGGGCTGCACGTGTCGATCCGCGAGGATCTCGCCTCCGACGCGCTGGCCAGGAGCCCGGCATGAAGGCGCCGATCACGATGGCGCTCGGCCGCCGTATCGACTCGCCCCCCGCGCCCCCCGCCGATCGATCCGGCCGGGCGCGAGCGCGGGCCCGGAAGCAAGGGGGCCTGCCCGCCTCGATCGCCTCGCCGGCGTACCCGGGCAGCGCGCAGGACTCGTGGCTGGCGCGGGCATTGGCGCCCAAGTGCTTGATTCGCAAGACATCGCCCGCCGCGACAGCGCCCCGCCGCGCCATCAGTCCCGCTGTTTTCACCACCAGTCGGCCAAACGAGACGCGGCGCCCCCGCTTTTCTCTCTCTCTTCAAATCATTGAAAGAAAAGGAAAAGAAAGGGGCGGGGAAGGCCAGCACGAAGCCGCGCCGCGCGCCACGAGTCGCGGCTGTTCCGCCATCGGTGACAAACGCCACCGGGATGACGCGCCATCAGTCGCCACTGCCCGCCAGCCATCGCCGATGGCCACCCACGGCACCCGAAACCATTGCCGATCAAGGACTTGCCAATGAATTCCACGAATCCCGCGAGTCCATGGCTTGCGTTGCCGGTGCCCGCGCCGCGCGAGGCCGGGATCGAGCCGCCGGTGCCGCTGGCCACCCTCGACCTAGCCGGCGCGGCCGCGCTGCTCGGCGCGCATCCGGAAACCATCCGGCTCAAGGCCCGCGCCGGCCAACTGCCGGGCCGCAAGGTCGGCAAGCGCTGGATCTTCTCGACCCTGGCCCTGCAGCGCTACCTCGCGGGCGAATGGCTGCCGCGCGAAACGCCGGCCGCCCCCGTCAACGTCACCGTCACTTCGGAACCCCTCGCCCCATGTCGCTCTACAAACGAAAAACCAGCCCGAACTGGCAATACAAGCTCTACCCCCCAGGCGGCGGAACGCCGCTACAGGGAAGCACTGGCACCCGCGACAAGGAGCAGGCGCAGGAATTCCACGACCGGCTGAAGGTGCAGCTGTGGAACCAGGCGCGGCTCGGCGTGAAGCCGCGCCACAGCTGGAACGAGGCGGTGATCCGCTACGTGAGCGAGCGCGAGGGCCTGCCCAGCCTGGAAACCTCGAAGACGCACCTGCGCTGGCTCGACCGGCATCTCGCGGGCCTGGCGCTGGACCGGATCGACCGCGAACGCATCGACGCGATCACGCTGGCCAAGCGCCAGGAACCGCTCACGGTGCGCACCCGCGAGGGCGTGGTGACCACCGGGCGCGGCGCCAGCGCGGCCACCGTGCGGCGCGTGATCGGCGTGCTGAAGGCGGTGCTGAACGCGGCCGTCGAATGGGAATGGCTGGATCGCGCGCCGGTCACGCGGCGCACCCGGCTGCCCGAGAAGCGCATCCGCTGGCTCACCCCGGCCCAGGCCGAGCGGCTGCTGGCCGAGCTGCCCACGCACCTGGCCGAGATGGCGCGCTTCAGCCTCGAGACCGGCCTGCGCCGCTCCAACGTGACCGGCCTGCAGTGGTCGCAGATCGACCTGGTGCGCCGCGTGGCCTGGATCCATCCCGACCAGGCGAAGGCGAGGAAGGCCATCACGGTGCCGCTGTCGGACGTCGCGCTGGCGGTGCTGCAGCGCCAGCAGGGCGCGCCGCGCGCACCGGGCTGCCGCGACAGCGTGTTCGTCTACCGCGGCCGGCCGGTCCACCAGACCTCGACGCTGGCCTGGCACAAGGCGCTCGAGCGCGCCGGCATCGCCGACTTCCGCTGGCACGACCTGCGCCATACCTGGGCCAGTTGGCATGTGCAACGCGGCACGCCGCTGCAGGTGCTCAAGGAACTGGGCGGCTGGGAGACGCTGGAAATGGTGCAGCGCTATGCGCACCTGTCGGCGGATCACTTGGCGCAATGGGTCAGGCCGCTGACGGCCGATACCACGCCGCTGCCGGTCCGTCGCGGGGACGCCGGGAACGAAGAAAACGGGGACTGAATCAAGAAGGCAACGCGAACGGCAACCGGCGCGTCTGCAATCCAGCTGCACACGCTATCGACGAAAACGGGGAGAAACCGCTGAGAGCCTTACGGCGATTGGCGCGCCCGGCTGGGATCGAACCAGCAACCCCTGCCTTCGGAGGGCAGTACTCTATCCATTGAGCTACGGGCGCTTCGGGAAACCGTGTCACGACCCTCGAAAACCCGGGCGGGACGGCGGCAAGAGCGAGAGCATACCCTGTTTCCATGACAGCGTCCACCGCCCGCGGCCGCCCCGCCGCCTTGCGGGTAAACGCCCGCCGCGCGGGGCCCTTCCGCTCGAAAAAGAGGCGTCTATAATCATCGGTGCTTCCGCCTACAGACATTCTGCCGCAGCCGAACCCGAGCAAAATTCCTACTCACGGAGACGAGGCCAGCATGAGTGAAGCGCCCCACCACGAAGCGCCCATCAAGACGCCCGGGCAACTGATCGCCGTGATCGTCGCGTCGTTCGCGATCCCGATCGTCATCATCATCCTGTTCGCCACCTACGCCAACCACGTGTTCCGCACCGGCGCCGGCACCGACAGCCTGTCGGACGCGGCGGTGGCCGCGCGCATCGCGCCGCTCGCGCAGGTCGACGTCAAGGATGCCAACGCGCCGCGCAGCTACAAGAGCGGCGAGGAAATCTACAAGGCGGTCTGCGTGACCTGCCACGCCAGCGGCGCGGCCGGCGCACCCAAGTTCGGCAATGCCGGCGACTGGGCGCCGCGCATCGCGCAAGGCTACGACACGCTGCTGCACGTGGCGCTGACCGGCAAGGGCGCGATGCCCGCGCGCGGCGGCACCAGCCCCGACGACGTCAGCGATTTCGAAATCGCGCGCGCCGTCGTGTACATGGCGAACAACAGCGGCGCGAAGTTCGCGGATCCGGTGCAGCCGGCGGCCGGCGCCGCGGCAGGCGCATCCGGCGCGGCGACCGCCGGCGGCGCCTCGGGCGCGAGCGCGAATGCCGCGTCC